AAACGTCAAATTCTTTGGGATTATATGTTTTGGAATATGTTGGGTAATGCTAACTTATACATAGATAGCAAGTTTGATGTTAATAACAATTCACTTTATTTTTTAGACAATTCAAAGATTGAGTTTCCTAACAAAATGTTAGATAAGGCCGATCATATAATGACTTCAAAGGCCGCTAGCAATCAATTTAAAAATAGTAGGATAACTTATCGTTATGATGACGGTAGTAATCAAACATTTGATTATCGTAAAATATTACACTTCACAGATTTAACCGCTTCAACATCATCTTGGTTTAAAGGTTCTAGTAAAATAGATGCCTTGTATAAAGTTATTTCTAATAGTGAATTAGCATTAGATGCTAAGAATGTAGGGCTACTATATTCTGGTAAATATATGATAAGCGGTAAGGTAGGCACTCAGGACACTAAGTCTTTAATGATGTTACCTAAAGACAAAGAAGATACAGAGGCTAAAGCATTAAGTAAAAAGCCAGTTACGGTAGTGCCTAATATGGTAGATATTAAACGCTTTGTAGATGACTTAAAAAAGTTAGATTTAGATACGGCTTATAAAAACGACTGCTTAACTATTGCTGATATATTTAACATACCAGCTGAATTAATTAATGCTAAGTTAGAAGGTTCTACTTTTGAGAACCAAGAAAAAGCAATGGGTAGACACGTTGATTATGTGTTAACACCAAAAGGGAATGATTTTGTAGATGGTCTAATGAATTACTTTGGTTTTGAAGGCGAGGCTGAGGTAACTTGGGAACATTTACCATTCACGTCATTTAGAAAGTTTGAACGTGCTAAGGCTGATTTAGATAGTGCTAGAACATTTGACATATTAGTTAAGGCTGGCGTAAGTCAAGAAGATATAGAGCGTATAACGGGCTTTGAATTAAATAATCCAATAGATTATGATAAAATCAAAAATACAACGTCTACAACAACAGGTGGACAAGACGGAGAATAAAAAAGATAAATTAAAACTTCTTAAAGAGATTAAGCAATTAAAGCTAAAGCAAGAAGTTATAAAATAAAGGTTATGTATTGCAAGGAATTAAATAAGGAGTTTGAAAGTAAGGCCAAAATGTTTGCTGAATTAAAGGCTAACAAAAAAATGCTTATGCTTAAAAAGAAGTCAGAGGTTAAGACTAAGCAAAATAGCATTGGGTTAATTAATGGCCAATCGGAAACAATTAAGGCTTTGCCTGATATGGAAAAGGGCTTTATTTATCCAGTAATTAGCAATACTAATTTTTTAGATAGTCACGGAGATGTACACCTTAATGGTTCAATGACTAAGACGGCTATGGAACAAACTAACAAAGTGTTTTATTTAGCCGATCATAAAATGGAAGTAGATAGTATTATAGCAACACCTAAAAACGTTGATGTAATGCTTAAACCTATTGATTGGAAGTCGTTAGGATACGATTACGAAGGTAAAACAGAGGCTTTAGTGTATAAGATAGATGAAACTAAAATAATGCACGAAAAGGCTTTAAAATTAATTAGAGATAAAGAGCCTATGCAAAACAGCATCAGGATGCAATACGTTAACATTGAGTTAGCGGTTAATGATTCTGATAGTGAAGAAGAATACAAAGTATGGTCTGAGGTTTACCCTAAATTAGCAAATAAAGAAGTTGCTGATGAAATGGGGTACTTTTGGGCGGTACGTGAATTAAAGTTAGTAAATGAGGGTAGTATGGTATTATTTGGTTCAAATAGTGCCACGCCTATTGATACACAAACAGAAGCCGCTAACAGCACTTCTGAAATTGAGCCGTCAAAAGACACTCAAATAAGCGTAACTCAAATGTTACAAAAAGTAAATGTTTAATTTTAAATTTTGAAGGTATGACACCAGAAGAAAAACAAGAATTAGTAGACGGTTTAGCGGCTAAAGTAAAAGAAAAAAACACCGCTGAATTAGATGCTATGAAAGAAACGCTTAACAACTTAAATGTTGAGGCGTTAAAAGAATTGCAATCTAAAGAAATTGCAGAAAAATCAAGCGTTGACCAGTTAAATGGTTTAATTAGAGAAGTAAAAGAAACTGTTAACGAGTTAAAAGACAACTCAACTAAAAACAAAGTTTTGACTTTAAAAGAAGAAGTAAAAGCTAAAAAGTCTGAAATTAAGGACATTGTTAGTGGTAAGAAAAACACAGTAGAATTGAAAGCTTTATCTAATAGAGCATCTATTTCTAACAACACAGAGGCGGTAAGATTAGACGGCTTTGGCCAATTAGCTTACACTAGACGTACGCTTTATGATTTCTTCCCTAAAATCACATTAGGTGCAGGCGATCATAACGGTACTATTCGTTACATTGACTGGGATGAAGATACAAGTGTAAAAGCCGCTGCAATGGTTGCTGAAGGTGCTAGTTTCCCAGAATCAACTGCTAAGTTTATTGAGTATAGTATTCCACTTAGAAAAGTAGGTGATACTTTACCAGTAACTGAAGAATTTGGTGAGGATGAAGTTTCAGCTGCTGCTGAATTAGAATTGTTTTTACGTAACAACGTACAAGCTAAGATAGGTGAGCAAATTGCCGTTGGTGATGGGTCAGGACAAAACCTTACAGGTTTAGTTGAAAGTGCCCCAGCTTTCACAGCCGTTGCTTCAAGTATTGCAGATGCTAACATTAAAGATTTAGTTCGCAAAATGCGTACTTCTATTGTTAAAGGTAGAGGTTCTAAGTACAATCCTAACTTTGTAGCTGCTAATTCTGATGTTATTGATCAGTATATGCTTAAAAAAGATGCTAACAACAATTACATCTTTGATACAGACGGTACTATTGCTGGCTTAGCAATTGTAGAAGATAACAACTTAGCCGATAACACTTTAGTTGTAGGTGATAGTAACTTTGGTCAAATCTATGAGTTGCCAGGCATTAGCTTAAGCGAAGGTGTTACAGGTACTCAGTTTGCTGATGATATCAAGACTATTAAAGCTAGAGCAAGACTGTTATTCTTAATTAGAGAGGCTAACAAGTCAGGTTTTGCTAAGTCTACTGATATTGCGGCAGATTTAACAACTTTAGCAAGCGATCCAGCATAATAGCTAAATATGTCTAAAGGTAGTAAACGTTTAGAGTTTATAAAGGACTTTGCCATTCATAAGAAGGGTGGCAAAGCAACCTTTAGCCGAGATTTAGCCGCTATGTTGATTAGCAAAGGAGTTGCTAAATTAGAAGAAAGCAAGGCAGTAAGTCGAAAAAAGACTAAAGCCAAAGCAAAAAAATAACTAATACAATTATAATCAAATGCTAATAGATAAATCGTATTTCACAGGCAAAATAAATATACCTAATTTAGAACAAGATACGGTAAACCCTGATTTAATTACTAACAACAATTCAGTTGATAGGTTAATTAAGGAATATACTTTTAAATATCTAGTAGATGTATTTGGTTTTAAAGTAGCAAATGAAATTCTTGACGAAGTAGAACCTGATGGAACGGTTAAGGCTAGTGCTGAACAAAAGTACAAAGACTTAATTAACGGTGTAGATAAATGGCGAGGGTTACGCTATGAGGTGCAAGGTATTAAATACAGTCAAATTGCTTATTATGTATATTGTCAATGGGTTTACGAAAACCAAACGCAATTAACAGATATAGGTAACACGATTGATAATGCTGAAAAGGCTAGTGTTGTTAGTTCTTGGAATAAGTTTAACGATGCTTGGCGTGAAATGCACTTACTTAGAGAGCCTGAGCATTTTTATTCTGTTCAAAACTATTATTTTAGAAATAAACAGGATATTTACACGCTTTATGATTATATAAGCGAATCAACTGATTGGGAAGCTAAAGACTTTGTAAGCTATGAGAACACTAATAGTTTTGGTTTATGATTAGTCCTGAGAATGTCATAAAAGAAGTAATACAACCTTTAAAGGATGAAGGTAAGTTTGGGTTTTACCATTATGGTAACGAATACGAATTAAAACGTTTATTCAATAACCAAAAGTACCAAACTAAATATCCATTTATATGGCTTGTATTGCCTTTAGAGGGCAATCCTAGTGATGACATACAAAAAAACTTATTAGATTGTAGAATAAAGCTTATTTTAGCTACTAACACTAATAAAAGTTGGCTTAATGATAAAAGGAATATAGAAACGTACGACAAGGTGTTAAATCCTTTGTATGATGATTTAATTAGTACCTTTACAAAGTCTTTACAAGTTGTTATAAAGGACAACGAGGTAAACGTGTTAAAAGTGCCTAATTATCATCAAGAAGAAGATGGTACGCGTTCAAATCCTGCCAAACATAAAGTTAATTACTATTGGGATGTTTTAAAGGTTGAATTTGATGCTATTTTAAGAAATAATTGTAATTTTAAATAAAAAAAAGATATGTTAAACAGTAAAGATTGCACAACTGAAGTATTAGGCACAGGGGTAACCGAGTGCTTAGCTGATGTTGGCTACCCAAAAGGCGTTATATTAACGCAAAAAAGTTGGTCGGAGGATGCCTCTACAACTATTGATAAGGACTATATAGTAACAAAAGTCCAAGAAGGTGTTTTTATCCCGTTGGTTGATTCGACAGGATTTGAACAAAATACGCCAGAAGCTACTACTCAGGAGTTCCCTGATGGTACTATGGTTGTAGTAAGAAATGGAAAACCACAATTTTCATTTAATTATGTACGCTCTATTCAATTTCAAAAGATAGCAGCTTCTTTAAGTTCATATAAGAAGTACAATGCTATTTTAGTATTTGATAATGACGTGCTATTTTTAGCGAATGACGGTACAAATGTAAGCGGTTTTAGCTTAGGAATGTTTAACACTAATACTTATACGTTTAATAGCGGGTCTGAGGTTGGTTACACAACTATTTCTATGCAAATGCTAGACAACAAGCAATTTAACGAAGGTAGTGTTTTAGACCCTAGTTTTGATGTTACTAATGACCTTAACGGTGTTATTGATACAGTAATTGCAGGAACGGCTGCCTCTGGAAGTGATGTTTTAGTAAGCGTTAAGGCTAGCGTTAACCAAGCGGTAAACATTTTAGGTTTGACTGATGCTAACTTTAGATTAATTGTTAACGGTACAGCAGAAGCTGCTAGTGCAGTTAGTTTTAACGATGTGAGTAATCAATATGAGATTACGCCAACGTCTACATTATCTGGTTCAGATACGGTTGTAGTTGAATTGTATGACAGTGTAGCTTCGCTTAATGTTACTAAGTTAGGCGATCAGCTTTACAAAGGTAAATCAGCTGAGATAGTTGTTACCGCATAATAACAAACGCCTAGAGTTATTGGTTTAGCTCTAGGCAACTAAATAAAGTTCTATGAAACTATTAAATAGTAATTTTAGTAAGAAAGGCGTTGAAATATTTTGTAAATTAACACGCAAAGAGCAAAAAGAATGGCTTAAAAAGCGAAACCCTTTAGCGTTACCAAATGAAATAGAAAAGGCCTTAAAAGGCGTAAAGTATGGCAAGTCTACTAAACATAAAAAAGAGGTTAGAAAAAGTCACGAAAACGAAGCTACAAAACAAGATGGCCGAGATAGTGACAAAGGACAACACGATACTGCAAGCAAAGAGGAATAGATTAAGCCAAGGTTTAGCACCTAATGATGAAATAATAGGTCGTTATAGGAATGCAGACTATGCCGTATTTAAGCAGTCTATTAACCCTAGAGCAAACGGTAATGTAGACTTAATATTAACAGGTAGCTTTAGTAATCAATTATTTGTAAAAAGCCTAAACAATTCAAGGTTTTTATTTGATTCTAGGGATGAAAAAGCACCAATGTTATTTGGTAGAAGTTATTACCAAGGGGTAAATGGTAAAGTATTAAGAGGTTTAGACAAGCAAACATTTGATGATTTGCAGCGTAAAGAGTACGCTTACGATTTAATAAGCTACATAAAACAAATAACTAACTTATGACTTGTGAAGATGTAAAGGCTAAAGTTTATTTTAAGTGCTTAAAGCATAATGATTCTAGCTTATTAGGCGTTAAAGAACATCAGAAAGTCTTAACCGATTTAAAAGATGAATTTTTTAAGTTGCGTGATGATGGAATAAGTAAAAGCGATTTAAAAAACTTTGTCAAAACACAAGCATTAAACCATAAGTTAGAAACATTAAAGTTAATTCAATTGGTTTACCAATTAATACCTTTAGATGACAAAAGACGTAAAAAGTTAAAAGGCCAATTAAAAGATTTAGGTTTTAAACTAACTAGTGATAAGGCAAAAGATATAGAAAATCAATTTAAGTCTTTTATTGGTCAAGTTAAAAACCAAATACAAATAGCTGAAACAAACATAGTGAATAAGTCTGATAATAAAGAACAATTCAGTTATGAGCGTGTTATAGTATCGTTTGAGCAGGTATTAGATAGGCCTATAAGCGAGGATATAAGCTTATCTAAATTTGCAGAATATGAAAGACAAGTTAATAATATTATAAAGAAAAACAAAAAGTAATGGCTGAAAAAATACATTTACCAAAAAAACAAAAACAAGAAGTTAATAGACATTTAGAAGAATTAAAGTGTAAATTGTCTAAAGAAAATCATATTAACGTTAATTTTAGAAAGTTAATATTTAAAGACTAAGAAGTAATGAGCGAATTTATTGAAGTTTTATCCGATCAGGCGTTAAAAGACATTGACCAGCTTATTAATAAAATTGATAAAGCTACAAAAGCACAAAAGGACTTTAATAACGAAGCTAAGCAATACGTTACCCCTAGCGGTGCAAGTGCAACAACTCAAAAAGCTAGACGTGAAACGCAAAAGCTAAACGAAGCACAGAAAGAATCAGTTAGGTTAAGCCGTGCTTTATCACGACAAAAAGCTAAATTAGAACAAGCACAAGGTAAGGTTAATCGTGAATTAATAAAATTAAGATACGAAACGCAACAAACTAATCGCTTAGAAAAACAACGTGCTA